CCCTAAATTCGCAGTCCGGGCCGCTAACGACCCAAGTTAAATCAGTAAATGCCAGAGCGCAACGACAGCCCGTCATAAGAACAAACTCCACACTTGTGGTGAAGACATGTCCGTTACAGGACTTACGTACGCTGCTCTCTTTCGGCGATAGAATCAACTGTAAACAGTCGAATCTACTGATTTTGCATAGGTTGGAAGACCTGGGGAGATCTCCTGTCACATGCGAAGGATTGAGAAAGCTGGGACTCAATCATATAATTGCGGAATCAAATAAAACTACCATTGGCGCCAAGAACGTAAAATTAGGGTCATCAACACTCCAAAAATCAGGAGGAGACAACACCCTCAGACGCATACTCCTCGAAAGAAGAAAGGAGATTCAACGTAACTGGTCAGCACTAAGATGTGCGCTCGAACTACTCTATGGGAGAATCAAAATCGGAACTCCTCTATTTCTGCCGGGTACAAGACACATAATCGGTCAATATATTCGCGTTCTAGTGCTCTTCGTCCGAATCGGGGCTTATAAAGCAGGAAAAATTCTTTCCTCCAACGCTCGTCATCTCGCCATGTATGGCAAAGAAGATCCGAAAAGTCCCTTCAAGATCGGTGGGAAACCAAAGAAACCAGTTGCATGGTTTCTGGCATCTACACTTTCAAGAGGACTTAACATCACTTCTCGTCCAAAAGACGAAATAGAACGAGAACGAGTTGAAGCAGTAGATAGATTAACTACTAGACTGCCAATGCCCGAAGAGTCCACACTAAAGCGACTTGGGGAATTTATCGACGGTCTTTTCAAAAATCGAAAAGAACCGAGGATTCCCGCGCAATTACCGGTTCCTGCAGCTAAAAGCTGCCTTGAAAGAGCGGCACGCAAAGGAGGTGCTTTAGTGGCATTAGAATTATATGGACAAGAGGCTATGATTGATCGCCTGCTCCGTGAACAAGAAGTGTTGAACACGACCGCATTAGAATTAGAACGGGAGGAAGAAGAGTATCATAAAGAAACACTACGTCTCGAACTTATGGAACCTTCTGAAGTACAAAGACCCTGCTACTATCTTGAGAAACATCATATTACTCAGGAAGCGCGTAGAGTCAACTACAAGAAGATCCTACAAATCCAAGACATGCTTCGATACGAAACTTCCCAACTCGCCGATACCTTCCGAAACGCCATGAAGGATACTGAAGCTCGCAAAGCGAAAGTACTCCCCATTTTAGGATCAGATGGCAAAATTCGTATGGCGACAATTCATTCTGCATCGGTTGTATGGCAAGCGCGAGCGATGACACGATTTCTCATGCCCTATCTTAAGAAACTCACGCAAACGAAGGTTGCCCTTCGAAACCGTCCACTAGAACTTATAAACGAATATATTCAGCCCGACGATCTTCTCGTATTCTCAGCAGATCTATCAAAGTCTACCGATCCGATTTCAATTGATCTAGCTCGTTTCGTACTTAATCGAATTACGAGTCACATTGGTAAACCTGACTGGTGGGATGAAGCGATGGACAACGTCATAACCGATCATTCGCTCGTCGATGACCCAGAGCAACGTCGTATACAGTGCGGAGCGTTAATGGGCTTAGGACCGTCTTGGACGATCCTTTGCGTTCTTAACGCATTCGCCGCTGCAGACGCCGGAGCTCGTAAAACG